AACACCATGAACCAGTTCTGAAAAAGGTGATTTACACCTTAAAAATCAAAGGGTTATATTTTTAATAAATTACGTGTGTCAAACGTGTGTCAAAATAACCCTTAATTGGCGCGCCATTCTTCCCCGAGATGGCGCGCTTTTTTACACAAAAAAAAGGACGCCGAAGCGCCCATCTACAACTGCCAATTCATTTCGGCCGTAGCACCTCTGTGCTCACGCCAGCCCGCTTATCGATCGACCGCATCGCTCCAATGCCAAGCATCGCCCCAAGCAAGCCGACCAAATCGGTCAACCCAAGGTCGGGGAAATCGGGCAGCGCCAAGTCGCCCTCCATCGGCATACCTGCACCCAGTACGATATAGCAGTTCCATGCCCACATGGCAGTCAGCAGAATCGCCTTCGGCATGTACGCCAAGCCAAGGGATATCGCAGCCACCCATCCCACCATTGGGCGCCAGCCAGCCACAAACAGACTTTTGTGCTGGGCTTCAGCCTTGTTGACTTCAACCTGGGCCAGCATCAGCTGTACGTGAGCCTGCAGCTCTGCCAGGCTCCCTTTCTGGGCCAGCTCTGCCAGCTTGCGCTGCTCTTCGGCCTGCTGAGCAGGATCCGGCCAGATGCGCTTAATGGCCGCATCGCCAATCGATAGAATTGCTGATATTGCATCCATTACGCCTTCACCTCTTCATCCACACTCAAAATGATTGCCATCAGTCGCTGCTTGAGCTCTTCAATAACGCGGGGATTGCCGACGCCTTCGCCCAGCAGCATGTACGCTTCCAGCGCTTCCTTCTTGACGCCGTGGTGCCGGTCCTGCAGATCAGCAATGCGTGTCTCAAGGCCGTGTATTCTCTTCATCAGCTCTTCACGCTCAGAGGCGTGCTCTCGCTTGATGGATTCGATATCGTCCTTGTGCCGCTGCTCAAGGCGCTGCTGCGCTTGAGAAAGGCGCTCAACCTCAAGGCGCAGCGTCTCGATCAAGCTGACCTGGGCGCCATCTTGGATGGTCGAGACTCGGGTGGCCGAAAATTCTGACCAAACTCTGCGCAGAACCAGCAATATTGCGATTAGGCCACCTGCCCCGCCGCCAGTTGTCATGAGGATCTTGATAGTCTCAGCTTCGCTCACAGTCGCGCCCCTTATTCTGTAGCGCCATCCATTGAATGTCGCGCCGCTTGATCCCTGTACGTATCAACACCCACCCTGCAGCGCAGCCAAGTGAAAGCTCACTGCCGGTTGCGGCCGGGAGCGTGCCTGCTGATGTGAATAGCCCGATGATGATGTACCACCAAAGGAAGGCGTTAAACCCTGCAAACACGGCCGAAACGCGCCCGTGATATCGACCCGATATGAGGATCGTCCATTGAGTCAGCGCGGTCAGGGTGAACACTACAGCCCATGATGCTTGCCCCATAGCCTGAGTCATCGCGGCGTAGTGGTCTGCGCTCAGGGCGTTATCGGTACAAAACAAACTGACCGCCCAGAATGTCTCGGCCAGCGCCAGTGAAAAGCGCGTTGCCGTCAAGTCGACCTCGATGGTCAAGCGCTTGATGATGGACAGGATCCGTTCCAGTGCCGACGGTTTATCGTTTCGTGCCGTATGGACACAATCTGCAGGGTTGCTCATGGGGTTGCCTGGTTAAGTGGTTACAGGCTCATTGTGGCGGCGCGGTCAAACCAGGGCCCGCTATTTTTTCCGAGGCAGGCTTTTCGGCGCGCGTAAGCACAAGATCACCAAGGATGGCCTCAACCGTTTTATTTGCCTGGCAGTGCTTCGTATAAGCCAAAAACGACATGACGCGGTTTCGGACGGTGCTGAATGACTCGCGCCCTTTTGAGTACTTGGCCGCCAATGTCCGGAAGTCCCGCCTGGCCCGCTTGATATTCCGCTTTCGTGGCAAGATGTGAGTCGGCCAAATTCGATAACCGCAGAAATCGATGCCGCGCTGCCAGGGGTGAATTGCAGTCTTGGGATTCATACTCAGCCCAAGTCCGTTCACGATAGATGTCATGTCCCGAAGAACAGCACGTGCTTGGGACTTGTCCGGCAGAATGGCTACAAAGTCATCCATGTATCGCACGTAGTACCTAAGCCCTATGCCATCTTTAACCATGTGGTCGAGCCGGTTGAGTACGATATTGGCGCTGAGTTGACTGGTCAGCGCACCCACCGGTATACCTATGCCGTCATCATGGCCGTAGCCGGAGCAATTCACGCGCCACAAATCCAGAAGCTTGCGATCTGATATTGCCCGGCCAAACTCCCGCATCAGGACATCGTGTCGGATGCTGGCGAAGTACCGACTGATATCGGCCTTGACCACATAGCAACCATCGCCCCAGCGATGGCGGGCAGCTCGGATGAACTGCTGCACCCTGGCCACGGCTCGCTGAGTGCCTTTATCACGCCGACACGCATAGGAGTCATGAATGAATTTTCGTTCAAAGATAGGCTCAACCATCCCCACCATGGCATGGTGCAACACCCTGTCAGCAAATGGCGGAGCCTGTATGGCGCGACGCTTCGGCTCGTATACGACAAATTCGCGGGGCCTTCCTGGACTCCATGACCCCCACACCAGATGGTTTTGAAGGCTGATCAAATTCTCTTCGACATTGGCCGCATAGCGCAGCACGTCAGGATGGTAGCGCTTGCCCAGACGGGCGCGCGTGTAGGCATGGTACAGCTGGTCAAAATCAATCAGACCATCCCACAACCCATTAACGGTTTTAGGCATTGCTCGCTCTTTTATCAAGGGAAAGGTCGGACGCCACCACTGTCAACGCATACGCGATTACTGGCCGTGACGCCCTGTAAATCTTCGACAACATGGTCATGATACTGGCCCCAAAGGATGCGCGCTGGATCAAGCCCCGGTAGGGCTAAACCTTCTGGCGTTGGTCGTTTGCGAGACGGCCGCCGATGTTCGTGTTCGAGTTCGACGCAGCGTTGTTGACGTTGAGGTTGAAGAGACCAGCGTTGGCCCCGTTGCTCCAATTGCCGCCGTGATAAGCCAGCACCATTAGGTGCTTATTTCTTAGCTATGGCCGCCTCCTGCTTGATCCAGGCCCCCACCATTCGGCCTATTTCATTCGCGTGCCCCATCCACACGCCCAAGCGACGGGTGCTGATGTAGCCCAGCCGGTGTGCCTTGCGTATACGTGCGCGCAGCAGCTCTATTTCAACGTCCAAATCGAACAAAGCTGCCGACTTCTGTCGACGCTTCCACGCCACGATCGCCAGTCGAATCAGCTGCCCGGTAGAGTTGCGAATATCGGCACAAAGCAAATGACGCTCCAACTTGGGGAACTGGTGTAGCACGGTATGACTGTAGCTATCCAGTTCCTCAAGCTTGGTCATCAGCGCAAGAGATTCAACTCCACTCATGACAGCGGTGGTACCGGTTTGCCCCGGTCATGCTCAATGCTTTTTTCGCAGTGATCAGGGTCCAGCCGATCCAGGAGGCGACACAGCACACAACCCCAGCGACGCCCACGACGGGCCGCCTTGCCTGCGCGGCTACTGATTGTCTCGTCCTCATGACCACCAAAGACCACGTTAGCCAGCTGGTCATGCGCAACCGCAAGGCGCCAGGCTCGCGAGCTTCCAGCCAGCGCCGACACCAGCATCCATGCACATGCCACAACCCCCGCAAGCGTGCAGAGTAGCCACAACAGCAGTAGCTGAAGGCGCACTACTACCATGCCACCGCCTCCACTTGCTCCAAATCGGTAGCAGCAGATAGCTGGCCTTCCAGTGCCTGTCGGTGACCAATAATGGCTCCTGACGCAGCCGCATAGGCCTCCATCTTGACCATCACCCGCGTTGCCAGCTCGGCAACGTCAATAGCGCGAGCCTGAGCGATAGCGGTCAACAGCGGAGCTGTCTCAGCAGGATCAACCAGGTAGCGCTCGGCCTCTTTGACTTGCTGAGGCCATGAGCTCACTTCATATTCAGGGTAGTGAGTCGCCAGCTCTGCTATGCTCGCATCGCACGCCTGATTAATAGCTGAAAGCTTTTGCGCCTTGGCCTCTGCCAGTTGCGACTGACCGCTTGGCTCAAGCTGAAGACGGCCCAACAGGGCGGCCTGCTCAGACGCACAGGCCGGAACCTCTTCAGGCGCGCCGCGCTCTGTTACCGCCACAAACAGTCCGTTTTCGCGGTACTCCACCGGCACCTGCCATACTGTAACTTCGGCCTCGCGACCCACTTCATGCAGCGGCAAAGCCGTGTCACCGACATGCAGCGCATTACCGATAATCTCAATGTTCATATTTCAACTCCTAAGGCCTCCCGCTTGGCGGGAGACCTATGCAAAACACAAGTGACAGAAACCCATTACACCTTTGCGAGACGGCCGCCGAGGTACGTGCTCGAGTGCGACGCAGCGTTGCTGACGAAGAGGATGAAGAGACCAGCGCTGGCCCCGTTGCCCCAATGGCCGCCGTGATAGGCGACCTTGTCGGCGCCATTACTGTAGTGATAGTCCGCAAAGCTTCCATTTCCTGCAGTAGTGTCGGTAGAAGCAGCCGCGAACACTGCCCCCATGTCGTAATCCGCCCCGATCTCGGTTTCCATAGTGATCGGATAGCCAGACGCCGGAATGGTCTTATTGGTCGACAGGTAGGACTTGTTGCCATTCTTGTCCCAGATCTTATACCGGCTGCTACCATCGGTGCCCAGGCCATCAACCATCTGCCAGACGTTGCCCCACAGGCCAACAATGCCACGCCAGGTCGCCTGCGCCACAGTGGCGTCATTGGTATTCAATGCTGAAGAACCGCTGACGTGACCCTGACCGATCAGCGACTGCGAGTCGGAGCCTCCCATCTCAATCAGCGCCAGAGTCTGAATGGCCGCCAGCTGGTAGATAGACCAGAGCATGAAGCCACTGACGCCAGTTACATTTCGGGCTGCCGCGCGTGCCTGCATGGTCGGGAAGTCGATGCTCACCAGCGGCTTAACACTGGCCGCAGAGCCCAGCTTGCTACCGCCGTCATTGGTGCCTTGATACTTGCCCACCCAGAACTGCGCAATCTCGCTACCCGCATTCATAAAGGCCGGGTGCAGATCAAAGCCTTCTGCCGGCTGATCCGAGATCATCCAGTAGCGCTTACCAGTGTAAGGGCCGCTCGGCACCAGACCGGTGCGGAAGTAGAACTTAGGCACCTTGACCATGGCCTGACTGTCCACGGTCTGATCTACTATTGCCGCGTAAACAGGATGGTTGTTGAAGGTTGCCGATGTCGTGGTGAGGGCACTGAATCCCTCGTCGACTCGCTGCCAGGAGCCAGCACCGCCGCCAGTGGCGGTCTGCACAATGCCGATGATCTGAGCAAACAACTCCTTGGTAACGAAGGAGATCTCCTGGCTCCATTCGGACCAGCCAAGCGTCGTGCCTTTGTGCCGCACCTGCAGCACATACTGCGTTTGCCCAGCCTGCAGTACGCCTGCCGGCAGCGTGTGAGAGTTTTTGTCGGTTACTTCCCCGGAGTCATATTCAGGCGCCGTCCATGATCCAGTGGCAAGACGTATGCGCCACTGACTTCCAGCGTGTGTATCTTCTCCGCCCACTGCTGCAAACGCACCAGACTGCAGCGTAGGCTGCTCAGGAATATCCAACTGGCCGTTGGTTGGGCTGATGATTTGCGGGGTATCCACGTAGGCAAAGCTTGCCTTGGTGGTAAAGCTGGTCACGGTACACCAGTCGGACACAAGGCCTGCTGCATCTTTAAAGCGCGCACGGAGGTAATAGACGGCCCCTGCAGCCAATACGCCGGCTGGCAATGCGTAGGACATGCCGGACACATCGCCAGAGTCGTGTAGTATCGAGCTGAACGATGAAGCAGTACTCAACTGGAACTGAGTCGCTGCCAGCGCATTACCGGCCGGACTGGTAAAGTCGGTTACCGTCAGAGTCGGGCGTTCGCCCACATCAATAGCGGCATCCGCAGGGTTCATAACCACCGGCGCTCCCGGGCGCATTTCCGGGTTTACATAGCCACCCAGACCGGTCGTGCCGCCAAGCCCTGCAATGTGCAGGATTTCCAGAGCTTCGCCTTCTACCTCGATGCGCAGATAGCCATCACCGCGCATGGGAATCAGATATTCGTAGTCGGCAAAACCCTCAGGCACGCCCGTTGTACCGCCACCGGCGCGGCGCACAGACCAGAAGCTCTCGGTCCAGTCAGTATTGGCATCACGATAGAACAGCTTGACAGCGCCTGCGTTCAGCGTGCGACGAATGACCACGGCACGGGACAGGTTATCGGTCCCCAGGTTAATGACGCTTGATGCCCACACGCCGCCGACTTCAGCCGACACCCCGCCGCCCACGCGGTCAGACAGCGTACTGCCGGTCAGTACCGCGCCGGCACCCCAGTTTTGAGACAGGTTGGTTGTCAGGCGCAATCGAGTGCTCGATAGCACATCTTTTACCCTGACCAGCGCGACGGATTCGCCATCGGAAATAAAGTAGTCCTGGCCTGACTTCACGCCAGCAGTGTCTTCGATATCGAGCGAATCATCCCCCATGACACCAGAGATGACATTGACATCATCCAGGCCCTGTATGCTGTAGCCTTCGGCAAACAGCTCAATAGCAATGCGTCGACCACGATAGAGCCAGTCAAGCCCGACCGCCTTCTGGATTGATGCAGGGCTGGCCAGGCTGATCAGATCGTCAGAAATACCACCCACCTGCTGTACGATCTGGGCAATCGCTTCACCCAGGCTTGTTTTGCCTTGGCGCGCCCCGGCAATCTCATCTTCCACGCCGGTGGTGCGTTCATCCAAATCAACGAAGTTTTCATCAATTTCGCGGTATGTGCTATTCCAAAGCTCGGGTACCGCATCCGGCTCGGTCTCTGGAATCTTGGTAATATTCGGGTGCGGAATACGCGACGCCATGTCGAATCCTCTTTATTCAGTAACGAATCTTGATGTTTACTCGAAATGCCTCATCGGCTTCTTTCGGTTTGGCTTTGAAGTGCCTGAACGCAACTACGCGCCCAAGATCGTCAAACACGGCAACCTCGGATATGTCAGAACCGACCAGTTCATTCTTGTCGAGCGATGCGGTGACGGTTGCGGAGTAGTCATCCTCCTGAAATGGAACCACCTCCTTGCGCAGCAGCTCATTGATCAAGCCCTCTGCATCTCTATTGATGGGTACCACCGTGCCATCCGGGTTCGCTGCACCATCGCCAAACGCAACAAAACGCAATGGGCGGACGCTTGTTTCGGCAGACGCTGTTGCTGCCGCCATGCGCCGGCGATGGCTATTGGCCAGTACACCGCTCATGTAGAAAACCCTCGCTCATGTGAAATCGTGATAACAGGCGCTATGACGCCCGATAGGTGCCACGCCCCGTCAACCTTTAGACGTGCTACGCCTTGAGGAATGTAGGGGCGCTGATTGGAATGAATCTTAAACCGCCCAATCTTGGGCGTTGCGTACATTTTCCGGGTTGGCATTCTGCGCCCATCAAGCCCGAACGAACCCAGACGCAATGCCCCGCCAACGCCCCACTCGCCATCTACCTGCCGATAGGCAATAGCCAGGCGAACAGGAGGCGCTGTAAACAATGGCTCCGGGGTTGGTGGCAAGGTCTCGGCCTGCCAAAACCCGACCTCAACATCGACATCGGTCTGCATATCGGTGACGACAACTCGACTCCCGACCTGCCAATGCGCCTTTCCCCCGTCAGCATGGCCGACTCTGAATGCGCCAAACGTCGCCGGAAGTGTCGTGTAGCTGTCGTCCAGGCCTATCTTGACAATGCTCAGCTCGTCAGAGGTGATAAGCGTGCGATCCCAGGGGTAGCGGGCTTCAATCGACTTATCGGTTTCTATCGTGGCATCGGCCTGGATCAACACCAGAACAAGCACGGCCAGCCACATGACAATATCCGGCGACAATCGAGCTGGGATAATCGACTGAAAAATTGGCAGGAGACTGGCAATAGACGGCGGCACCGATCCGATATCCGCTGATATCTCAATTCTGCTGGTCAGCCAAAGACCCTCAGTGCCGCGACCTGAGTTGCTTTTGCGCTCCTCCAGCTCAACAGGGTCTGAAATCCAGCGCCCAACACCCCAGTTGCCGCTGAGCGTTAGCCCAGGCTCTCCTATTTGGCGCAGCCACCATGAGGCCTGGCTTGTCGATCCGCCCGTGAGGGCTGTTGGGTATGGCTTGGATTTGTCGTGCCATAGTTGCGTGACCTGAAACATGCCAGGCGCAAGCAGCTCCAAGTACGTGCGCAGGAAATGCAACCCTCGCTTCTGTACGTCTCCAGACTTCCATGCGCGGTACAGGTAGCGCGTAGCCGCCTCTTCACGCTCACCTGGCAGCAAAACCAACCCATCATGGTTGACCATGCGACGCACCAGCTCGAACGAACCCAGATGCGCAGCACCCAGAACATTGGCATCGAATGAGTCCTGACCGAGCGTATCGAACAGGTCCAGAAAGACCTGCTTCAGCTCGTGCTCAATATCCCCCACTTCATGGCTGTTGCGCAGCGGGGTCGCCGCCGGAGCGGTGGAGGCGATAAAATCGAATTGACTCACAGACCACTCCCCCAGTAAGGCGTCACGACATTACCGGCTGTCACACCCACCTGCAGCGATGCTTCGGACACATAGCGCCAGAGTTCAGGTCGTGGGTCGCTGAATGCCTGATCCTCAATCATGACGCGTAGATCGGCCCGACCGACATTCAAGGCCGGAATCTGCTCACGCAGCAGCTGATAAATCTGCTGGTACAGGGGGATAGAGTTGCCACGCTTCGAGGGCGCGGCCGCTTCGCCGAACCGTTCCAGGATCACCGTGCGGATCTGGCTGGCCACCACTGATTCATCATAGGAGGAGGCCACGCTGGCAGTGATCTGCACGCCGATCTCGCGCCGGATCGGGGTGAAAAAGCGCACCCGGTAGCTGTCATCCGCCGCTTCAATCTTGGCTTTAATCTGCGCCATGGTCGCAGTCAGATCGGTGATCTCGGTCGGTGCAACCGGGCCGCTGTCAACATTTTCCTGCAACACTGATTCTTCCTCGGTGGCCGACAAGCAGGCAACGAACAGGGCGTTTATGTTGTCCAGATCCATGCCGCGCACCCCTTCCTCAATCTGCTCGTTCCACACCGACAGAAACTGCAGGTCGGGGAAATGGCGGCGCAGCAGAAAATCGAACTCACCCAGGAACACGGCGTTGTGGTTGTAGACGCTGGGGTACTTGGCCAGCTCGCGCAGCGTCTGCAGGCTATGCGGATTCTGTCCGGCGCCGGTAACCGCACTCATGCGCATCTCAATCTGCGCCTCGGCGGGTGCCTGCAGCGCCTCGAACGTCAGCTGGTCACCCGCGGTAAAGTCCACCGCGCCCAGCGAGTAGAAGGCGGTTAGCGTGATATCGATGCCGTCGATCGGCTGAGTGCCAACCACGCCCTCCTGGCCGAAGCGCACATACACCCGCCGCCGCTCATCCACCTCCAGGTGGTAGACCTTTTCACCCGCTGCCGTGTTGACGTAGCGCTCCCGGTACTCGTAAGCACCGCTGCTGTCGCGCACAGACAGCCCGCACAGATGCGAGTCATCATCCGCCAGCGCAACCGGTA